TTGGATCATATCTAAAGTTTACATCCATGATGATATAAATTGTTTCTGGGTCAACAATAACTGGACGAACAGAAGCAATATTATATTTATTCAACTGTGTTACAATCGTTTGTTTCTGAGCTTCAGTGAGAAAGGTTCCTTGTAGTGGACTAATAGAAATATACACCTGGCCATAGATTGGTGGATCATTATCTTCCCCACCCCAAACTTGAATCGTTTTGATGTTTGGATAAATGGTTGGTAGAATTTGTTTATAATCAGCTGGAGTAACAGCACGCTTCTGTGCAGTATAACTTAGTGGAGCATAATATTTAATTGAAGAAATAGTTTCTGGTTCATCTCCACCAGATGCATTCTGAATTGTTGATACTGCAATATTTGTTTCGCCACCAATAGATGTTACATTAAAGATTGATGCACCATTTGCCTCTGCCTTGTTAGTGACAATATATTCCATGATGACAATATTGCCATCAGAAAGTTTCTTACCAATAACATCATCTCCAAAGTAGATTTCAAATCTACCATCATCAGACTCTTGTAGGAAGTAAACAGGGTCAGTACCCTTAGTGTTTGTAATCTCAGTTGCAAGATTAAAAGCTTCAGTCTTTGTATTACTTGTAGAAGTTTGAACAGATACCTTCAATGTAGTAGTATCAGCTCTGTCACTTGTCAACAAATATTTCTTTTCTGGATCATTATAGTCAACAGTGTACTTTGTCGTAACAAGTGTACCTTCATAGATTGGAAGGTTTGAAAAAATAAGAAGTCCGTTAGTTTGTGTTGTTGTAACATCTTCATTGACAACGAAACCATAAGTGGAGTTGTTAATAGAAGTTGTGAACTTTGTACCCTTGTTAATCGTCAAAGATGATAGTGTGTTATTATTTACTGTGACACCAACTCTTGCAATTGGAGCTCTTGCTGAACGAGGAGTGTATCCCAATTCTTTTGCTTTGGAAACAACAGAACCACGAGTAGTCGCAGAATCCAAGAACATTTCATTTGCAGCAAAGTTAGCATTCATTGCAAGGTAATGAGTATTGTACGCCAACAAATCAATGAGAGCAGATAAACCAGAACCCTCAAAATTATAGTCAGCAAATTCAGACTGACCTTTCATGTATGTTTTTAGGTTAGTTTTGATGTTATCGAAATCTAGTTCCGTAACTTCTAGTTTTGATTGATGTGACATCTTATCTTAATCTCTCTAAAAATAGGTTTACTGTCTGGACACCAGATGGAGAGTTGCGAACAAAAAATTCTATTGTCACCGTATATGCATTTTCATCTAATCTTGCTTTTGAATTAATATTAATAAGTTCCACTCTAGGTTCAAAGTTTTCAATCACATCTTGAATATGTCTTGAAAGAATGTCCTCTATGATTGGGCTGACTGGTTCAAATAAGACTGCACGAACATTTGAACCAATCTCTGGATGAAATGGCCTCTCATAAAAATTAGTGTTGATAAGATTACGAACACTTCTTTTCACTGCTTCAATATTAGTAAGTTTTGTAATGTCACCAGTTAAGGGGTGTGCAACAAAGTTAAGGTTCAAGTCTGAAAAGACTTGAGCATTTCTATCTGAATTGTTTGTTGCTTCTGCATCACGAAAAGCAGTTGGATTAACAGCCATTAAAATCTCCTCATTTGTATTTATAACGAAACTACAGAACTACTAACGATCTGTTTTTGATATGCTCTTCTTCAATATCATCTTTGGATTGACCATGATATGCAACCGCATGATGTTCTCGAATCATCTTGTCATTCAGAATTGTTCCATCATCAAGTTTGAACTTGCCTAGGATACGTCCATACTTTCCTGTTGCATCCTTTACAGTTACAAGAGTTTGAATAGACCCGATAGGCATGTGAGACTTCACATACTCCTTAGATGCAAGTCCATATTTCTTTTCTTCCAAATCTCGTGTTCTAGATTCTGGTGTATCAATTCCATAGAAACGAATTCTTTGTTTACGAAGCCATACACCAAACCCCAAGTCGATATCAACGTCTGTTGTGTCACCATCAACCACTCTTAAAATTTTACACCTATACTCATACATTTTAAGTTCCTCTGCTTCCTACAGGTTTACAGACATACTCAACTGTATCCCAATCGCCGTCAGGCGGTATCTCTACATACTGAACCAACATGGTTCTGCATTGTTCTTCTTTTTCAAACCACTGAATGTCCTGTGCAATACAAGTGCTTCCAGAACAAACTGTTAGTAATATATGCCAAATAATTTCCATAACTATCCCCCAGCAGAAACATTTGGTGAACCAGACGCTGATGCATTCGGCACCCAACTCCCATGTCCACCTGTGGCATCCCCAAGTCTATGAACACCAATTCCATTGACAAATACTGTCGCACTCCCACCAACCGCTGGATCTCCACAAGAAGTTGTATCACCAATCCGAACAGTCTTTGCACCATTTGTAAATACATTAGGCGAACCAGAAGCATATGCAGTTTGGTGAAATGGATTGGGTGTTGGACTTGCATGACCAATGTGAGTATCTAATCCAACTCTGGTAACTTCAGGCATTAATATCTCCTACGCATACAACTGATAGAATTTGCCAGCATCCCCATATCTTCTGTGATTATAGAATGTGAGAATTTGAAGTCTGTTTGAACTATCTTTAACTGATATGTGTAACCAAGGATTACCAGAACCACCAGATTGATATTCTAAAATAAACTGATCGTGCGGTACATTCTCACGAACCCAAAGTGCAATGTCATAATACTCTGACTTTGATACACCACTGAATTGCATATCTGCGGCTTGTCCTCTTTCATGTTGAGATGTTCCGCTTGCTGGTCTGAAACCAGATGTGATAAACATATTTGGATACTTTGTCTTAATAGGATCAAGAACATTAACCGCAAGAACCTTGAGGTTGTTAATTATATCTTCAACCTTCAATCCATGTTGCTCTCTGATACGATGTCCAAACACAGCATTCTTAGACAAGTCTCCCAACTTAAAGTGTGTTGACAACTGTAATCCGTAATCAATAGAACCGTCTGAAAGTTCAACTTGTTCCACACTACTTACTGAAGTGTTTCCAGCAGCAACAGAAGATATGTTAGAACTTTCCCCTGTCTCAGAAGAATGTTCTTCATTAATAGATGGTACTAGTGGAGTTGCAACCAATCTTCTTGCCGCACTTTCCGTATTGTATTTACCTTCAAGTGCATTATAGGAATAGTCAGAGAATGTTGTTGGTAGAAACTCACCTCTAGTGACGGCGGCCTTCAAATCATCTATACTATACTCAACATCATCATCACCCATGAACTTTTGTTCCGAAGGCAATTCACTTCTTATTTTTGCAGCAAGTATAATTGCTTCTGGTGGTGCGGTAATATCTTCACCTTCTTCATACTTTGCAAATCCACGAGAGTCTTTGAATTCAATGTCTGGAACTTTAGTATAACTTGATGGAGAAGCAGCACCTAAGTTTAAGTCAATGGTTGCGCCTCTCATATCTACTGCACCAGAAACATCCAAGTTCATCTTGCCTGCTTCTACACCAATAGCCATGTCACCATTGGACAGTAAGTCATAGGTTCCACCATGAAATTGTGTCGCAGCACCATCAGAAGATACTGCGTATGTTCCTTTAATGTTTGTCAGATAGTCTCCATCAACATTGCAATAGAAATCTGCCTGTGTCTGCAACTTCATATCTGAAACAGCAGTTGCGGTAATATTCTGTTGTGCAGTAATCTCTGTAGATTCATTTGAGTACATGCGAATGTTCTTGCCCGCATGGAAGGTAATATTCCTTCCAACATTCCAAGTCATGTCCTCATCTACTTGTCCGTTGACAGAACCACGCACATAGAGATTGGTGTTACCGTCAACATATAATTCTACGTTACCCCGAACACGAACCTTCTTGTTCTTGTGAACAATCTCATAGTCCTCACCAATAATCTTTGTAACCTTAGTACCGTCTGGATGAACCTCATAGAATGTTCCGCTACGATGATACTCATGTATCCGTTCATGGCCTGGCGTATCATCAAACTCTTGAATATGTCCAGACTCAGTTTCCTTTACATGGTTGAAAGGATACTGTGCATTGTAAGGTGTCTTTGGTTCGCCAGTCAGATCATCAGTTCGTGTTCTCTTAAAGTTCACCACTGGATGTTGGTTTACCAAATCATTTACTGCAAGTCTATTTGTGTCAACTTCATTCACCCTACGAGGATAGTATGAACGAGGATCAGCAAAACCATTCAAGCTCTGTTGCGTAGAAACAGTTACACCAATCTCCGTACCCGCTCTTGGTGGTTCTTCAAAAATGATTTTGTTTTCTTCAATTTTATATGCCATGTTATGTTACCTGTGTGTTAATTCCAACAGAAGAAGCATACTCTGCAATACTCTGTGAACCACCTCTTACTGATGAAGGAACTCTACCAGAAAACTCTGATGGATAAAAGTGTCCAATGTCATTGGGAATATCATTCTTCAGTTTATATGGTGACATTCCATTTCTTGCCATCACTGTATAATTGTCTCCGCTTGTACCAGTATCATATCTTCCGTTAGGTAAAAAGATTTGAAGGTCAATTGCACACGCAAAATTGTGGTATGAACTTCCTGGCGATGCAGTTCTGTTTGTTGTTCGTCCAGACTGATAGTCGTTGTAAAGTTTTCTTTGTTCGTTCAACGATCTATATCCGTAACCAATACTGAAATCATAATCTGGATTCTGATTAAGTAGGTTTATGATACCCTCTGCGAAACGATCACGAACCCAAGGAACAAGAGTATTAATCTTACCAGCAGTGTTTGTTGCGTACCGTGATCTACCGAAGTCTGCGGCCGCCCATGTTCTTCCACCAGAAAAATCTGGTGCTGAGGATTCTGTATTCAATGGAGAAGATGGTGGAGCATTTGTAGGAACATCTGATTCACCATCTCTTGTTACAAGAACAGTTGCATCCAGTGTGGGGGCTGGTGTGGTGAACTCTGTGGTTGTACCATCCGCAATAATAGAAACAGTCTGCACACTTCCAGCAGGCCTTGTCTGTGCGTCAGAGTAATCAAATGGTGCGCCCGCTTGAGGCGCCGCAGAAGAGTTAAGTCTGCCTGGGATTGTACCAAATACCATAGGTTCTTGCATGTAGTCTGGATCACGCCAGAAACCAATCACCCATGTACCTTCAATAGGCCCTGTTGGTGAGGAACCAATACCACCAGATGACGCAGAGTTTGCTGGTTGAATACAGAACGCCCATGGCAAATCAGCAGTAGGAAGTTTTGTTTTATCCTCTGTATGATATCCAAATACACGAACACGAACTCTACCAAGTGCTTGAGGGTCGCCTCTATCTTCAACCACACCAATCCACCAGATAAATCCGTCACGCCCAGCAAAATAAGAAAGTTGTTGTTCCATGCAGTATCCTCTTTCAAGTATTTATACTGCATATACGAATAGAGGAAACCCCGAATGAGACTTCCTCTGTTATTAATTTGGTCGGAGATGCTGGATTTGAACCAACGACCCTCTGCTCCCAAAGCAGATGCGCTACCAGGCTGCGCTAATCTCCGTTAGTATGAACTTATACAATAGGCAGTTCTTCAACTGTTTCAATCAGTTCTTCCACCGCACTCTGAGACAGGAAACCAGAAACGGTATCCTCTTCATTGGTAATAGGTGGAAGCGAGTATGGTTCACCATTGCGAATCAGCATGATTTCAAACAATCCCTTATTGCCGCCGTACGATCCATCGTGGCGTACAATAGATAGACTGTATCCATTATCAAACTCAATCTCACCACCGTACTCGCTTCCTTTCAAACTCTCTTCTTTAAACAGAAGATAGTCCGAAACTTTATATTCTTTCACATTCTTAAATAACATTAGTGACACACCACTTTAGGAGTCTTACTTCCATCTGCATGATAAACAAACTTAGTCCAGCATTGGCTGGGTTTCCCTGTCGCAGTTGCAACACCAGTATGGATAGTTGCATTAGGGAAGTTCACCGTACCATTACTTGTACCAAACACCTGAGTGACAATCGCTTGCATGATGACCTGTTTCAACACTGCATCATTACTGACAATCTCAAATGCATTCGCCTGGCTTACAAGCCCCACACTCAATAACATTCCACAAAGTATTTTTTTCATATTCATCTCCGATTGACCTTGACCGCTTTACGCAGTCATTCCCAAATAATCTGTTTTCAGAACATTCAGACGTTCCTCATAGATATCCAACTCTTCCATCAAAGCATTCCGTCCAGCTTCTCCGTGAGTAACATACATGAAACGTCCGAGCATATTCTCCATTGCATCTTCAGTATAGACCTTCACTGCACCATCTTTGTACATGACAGTGATAAGTGTTACACCGTCTGCATCATCAGAGATGCTTGTGATCTCACCCTCTGCGACATAATCATTATAAACTCGAATCACTTCCATACCACGTTCAAACATCTTCATTCCTTTTCTCAACTTACATATACAGTATATGTTATTAGAACAGATATGTCAAGCAGAAAATGCAAAATAATTTAAAAAAGATTATCTTATAAATCAATCACTTAGGAATGAGTGAGGAATAAATTTCAAGTTTCTTCCTCTTCTTATTCATCTGAACATCAATATCGACAGAATCAATGTGTAAGTGATTCGCTGTAAGGTTAATCATAAACTGTAAATCACCGAGTTCTTTTGTCAACTTGTCCGTATTATTCTCAGGAAAACGAATCAGTTTAGAGGCCTCTTGTATCACCTCTGCACACTCTTCCATAAGAATCACCAGTAGTTCTGTATGATCCTCACGCATTGCATCAATATCGTCTTGTGTTATATTCATATGAATGTTAAACCTATGTGTAGCCAGT